GCTTAAACACGGACTTTACCACCCTGACTATCATCACAAAAGCGACCATGCCTATATCTTATTTGGTAATAGGATAAGCTACTATGGTGCAGACAATCCTGATAAGATTCACGGTAGGGCAAGAGATATCCTTTGGATAAACGAGGCACACCAATTTCCCGAAGATACCATTGACCAATTGTTCCCTCGTACAAGGCATAAAGTAATTGCAGACTACAACCCTGCATTACCTCAAGAGCATTGGCTTGATAGGTACATAGACAAATTCCCACCTTTAGTTACTACATATAGAGACAATCCCCATTTGACAAAGGCTCAAATTGAGGATATTGAGGGTAAGCTCGGAAACGCTTATTGGTGGAAAGTCTATGGTACGGGGCAAAGAGCACAGCCTACTGGAGCCATATTCAGCAATTATATGGTAGAAGATTTCTTTGACTTTGACTTTGGTAAAGACGGAAAGCTACATGCAGACCATATGGGCTTTGGACAAGACTACGGATTCTCAAATGACCCGACTACGCTCATTCAGGTATGGATAAACAAGAAAGAGAAAAAGATATATCTCAAAGAGTGCTTTTGGGACACGGGGCTTAACACGGGTACAATCTATGAGTACAACAAACGCTTTGCAGAAAGAACTGACTTAATTGTAGGGGATTCTGCTGAGATACGACTCATAAGTGAGTTAAAGGCAAGAGGCTTAAACATAGTGGGTGCAGATAAAGGCGCAGGTAGTGTTACCGCAGGTCTATCGCTTATGAATGAGTATAGCATCGTACTGCATAAGTCAAGTGTTAACCTAATCAAAGAGTTCAATAACTATTCGTGGTTAGACAAATCAAACAAGAGTGTTCCAAAAGACGAATGGAATCACGGGATAGATGCGGCTAGATACTATATCTCAAAGGTATTAGCCAACCCAAATAGAGGGAAGTATCATATCCGATAAACAAAATCAAATTTATAAGTTATATAGTTATGGGGATAGAGATTAAAATTCCTACGAATATGTCTGAGGTAACTTTAGCGAGATACCAAGACTTTTTGTCTTTGGTCAAAGAATCAACGGACAATGAATTTGTTATGCACAAAACATTGGAGATATTCTGCGACATTCAACTCAAAGACACGATTAGAATTAAGGCTTTGGATGTACTGGAGACGGTAGAGAAAATAGCCAATATCTTTAAAGAAGAACCCGAGTTTAGATCTACATTCAAAATTGGAGATATAGAGTTTGGATTCATTCCCAAGCTAGAGGATATGACTTGGGCTGAGTACATGGACTTGGAGAAGTATATCGGAGATTGGTCAACATATCATAAAGCAATGGCTGTTATGTATAGACCAATTAAGCACAAGCGAAAAGAGTTGTATGAGATACACGAATACACGGGAACTAAAGAGTATGCAGACGCTATGAGGTTTGCTCCTTTGGATGTTGTATGGTCTTCTGCGCTTTTTTTTTGGAATTTAGAAAGAGAGTTGTATCAGGCTTTCCTTCGGTTTATAGAGAAGTCGATACAAGAGCTGACCTTAGTGAATGGAGCGAAGAGTCCCAACTTAATAAAAGATGGGGATGGTATAACGCAATCTATCGCATTGCTAAAGGAGATATCACTAAATTCGACGAGGTCACGTCCGTCAATGTCTTTACAGCGTTGACATTCCTGAGTTACGAGATTGAGCGAGATGAGGTAGAGTACAATAGACAAAAACGATTAATGAGCAAAAAATGAATACATACTTTGAATTAATAGATACGCTAAAAGACGAATTCCTTTCAATTCCTTTAGTCAATAGTTGCACTAATGGAGAGATAGACGATGTCGATTTGATAAAGCAGACTATATTCCCTTTGGTTCATATTGAGGTTGTGAGTGCAACGCCAGTAAACAATGCAATTGACTTTAACCTCGCAATAATCATAATGGATGTTGTAGATATCTCAAAGACGGAGATTAAGGATAGATGGATTGGAAATGACAATGAGCAATGGGTATTGAATACCACGTTTACGATCGGAATGAGGATATATGAATCTCTAAGGAGAGGAGACTTATGGGATAAGAAGCTGGAGTTACAATCTTACTCAATGGATAAGTTTACTGAGCGTTTTGAGAATTACCTATCCGGATGGAGCATATCAGTTACCATCAGAGTTAAAAACGATATGAGCATTTGCTAATGGAGTTAACTTCAAAATCTCTTAATGACTTTGCCAAAAAGGTAGTCTCAAATGCAAGGAGAAATCTAACGAGCAGAAAGAAAAACGTAACTCGTAAACTGCATAAGAGCATTCGATATGAGATACAAATGAAAGACGGAAAGATGTCGGTTGTATTTCGCATGGAAGAGTATGGCCAATACCAAGACTTAGGAGTAAAGGGGGCTAACCCCTCAAAGATTAAGAAAGGAAAGCAGAAAGCACCTAACAGCCCTTTCAAGTTTGGTAGTGGTAAGGGTAAAGGCAGTTTGAGAAAAGCACTTGATAAGTGGATTGTCAAAAGAGGGATTGCTCCAAGGGGTGCAGGAGGCAAATTCATGGGACGTGAGGGCATTAAATACGCAATGGCGAGGTCAATATACTTTCAAGGTATAAAACCCTCTTATTTCTTTCGAGATGCTGTGGAAAGTGCTTATGGCAAATTCCCAAATGAGATAGTTGAGTATGTGAGTAGAGATATTGAGGGAATGTTATTCAGTGAAATAGATAAAGTATTGTAAGATGAGTCAAATTATTAATGCGAGAAGCCCATATATCATAGAGATAAACGAAGTTGGGCAAATAGAAACTAAAGTCCAATTGTATATATGGAATGCAGGAAGCCCTATGCCTGCTTTGCCAACTCACTCAATGGACAAAAAGATACCTGCAACCAACAATCCTGCAACGTATTACGACATTGCGCCTTTCATTCAAGAGTATATTGAAAACTACATTGCTCCAAACCCGTCTTTGGTTCAGAGTACACCTGCAAAAGAATGGTGTAATGTAATGATAAAGAGGTTCAAAAAGATAAGCACATCGTTTATTCAAATTGGAGTCAATGAGTATTTCTATGGAGTCAATGGATATGGAGAATACTTAGAGGGTAGCAATCCTGACCTTGGCAACTTCTTAAAGCTGACTTACGACAATGACTACTACAATCCCGTTAGCCCGTATAACTCAATTACGGTTTTTGCTACTGCAGGAGACTATGTCGAATATGTGGATTTGATATCGGGCTTTATCCAAACCGAATTGATTACAAGCAATGGATTCAAAGACATTGCATTGGTTCATCCTGCATGGGCTTTATCGGGCAATTACTTTCAATACAAAAATAGTTCTGGAGCATTGCTTTATGAGCAAAAGATGGTTCCGAGAGATTGGTGCAAATACGAACCAATTAGATGCGACTTTATCAATAAATTAGGAGGGTGGGAGACTACTTGGTTTTACGCAAGAAGCAATGACTCATTGTCAAAGACTGCTTCCAAGTATAACTTCCTAATGGATGAGTCTTTAGATTACAATCCTGCTTGGGGTACACAAAAGACTTTTAACACAAATGGAGTAAAGTCAATTAAGGTAAACACGGATTGGGTAGAGGAAGAATACAAATTGATTATTCAGCAACTTCTAATGAGTGAGAGAATAGTTCTGAACGGAAAACAGCCAGTAACACTAACAACACAATCAGTTGAATTGTACAAGTCAATAGACACTAAGATGATAAATTACGAGCTAAACTTTGACTTTGCATTTAACTTCATAAACAATGTGATATAATGAAAGTACAATTGTATGTAGAGGGAAAGAGAGTAGATATGTACGGAGATGAGACAATCTCAGTTAATTGCTCTACTCAAAATGTGGCAGATATCTCAAAGTTGTACATTGACTTTTCTCAATCATTTACTTTACCTGCAAGTCCAAGAAATAACGCAATATTCAATTACTTCTATGAGTCTGCGCTACAACAAACCATTGACTTTAATCTTAGATTAGATGCGAGATTAGAGATAAACGGAGTTTTGTTTAGATACGGGAAACTCGAAGTAGAGAGTTCAAA